TTTGACATAGTTACCAATATTTACTAAATCTACTTGAGTTTTAAACGATTTACATTATCATAACTGTATGAGTAAAGCCTTAGTAATTTTATCGGGTGGCATGGATAGTTCGGTACTATTACACTATATTGCAGATTTAAATAAGTCTGTCTCTGCATTTGCTGCAAACCCACGAGAAGTGTATGCAATTACTTTTAACTATGGTCAACGAATTTCCCGTGAAATTGAGTGTGCAAAGTTTCAAGCAGCAGCTTGCAATGTAAAAGAGCATAAGATTGTTAACTTGGATTTTTTTAAAGACATTTCACAAATGTCTGCACTAACCAACACGGATTTAAAAATTCCAAAGGCACGTGACGATATTGGTAATGCACAGCCTTTAAGTTATGTTCCATTTCGAAATCTATTAATGCTCTCAACTGCTGCAAGCTGGGCTGAAACAATAGGTGCTAGTACACTGTGCTATGGTGCTGTTCAAACTGATGATTATTCAGGATATTGGGATTGTACAACTTTGTTTTTAGAGAGTGTTAATAAGGTTTTTAATCTTAACCGAAAAAATCCAATTTCAATTATTGCACCTTTTATAAAATTTGAAAAGAACCAAGTAGTCAAGCTTGGTTTGGATTTAAAAGTTGATTTTAAGCAAACTCATACTTGCTACGAAGGACATGAACTTGCATGCGGCGAGTGTGTATCATGTGCAGCGCGTATTAAAGCATTCATTGACAATAAAACAGTGGATCCGCTAAGATACTCCAAGGAAATCCCGTGGTCTAAGTATAATTGTAGTGAAGTTACTTATCTCTAATTAATACAATGTGTGGACTTGCAGGATCCCCAGACTCAGAACGAGCATTCAAGCTTTATAAAAACAATCTTGAACGTGGATATTATAGCTCTGGATATCTAGCGGTATGTATTCAAGATCCTTATCTTCAATATATTCATAGAGTTGAGGGATTGTTTAAGCTACCAGTTTCATTAAATGAACCGGCATATTATTTTTACCATTCTAGAGCTCCAACTGTTGAAACAAATGGATTTATAACTAGTAATAATCATCCATTTGAATATGGCCCATGGGTTATTGCACATAATGGTATTATAAGCAATTTTGATGTTCTTTGTAAAGAATACTTTCCGAATGAAGATTTTGAGGACAGAACTGATAGTTGTATTATACCTAGACTGCTGACCGTTAAACCAACGATAAGGGAAGCATTAGAGCCTCTTAAGGGGACATTTGCACTTTGGATGTATAATAAGAATGAACGGAAAGGATATGTGGCAAGAAGCGCTAATACTTTATTTGCGTACGCGGACGATGGTGAATTTTCTTCTGCTCAATTTGGTTACATGAAGTCTCTTGATGAAGGAGTTATATATGAACTCAAGGATTTTAAATCGCTAACTAAAATAGATGAATTTAAGTTTGATTCTCCTTATTTAGTTTTGTAAATATTGGCCTAATGGCCAACGACGCAATTGACTATATCAACAGGGACATCGTTAATGTCAAACGCGAACTCGAAAATTTAAATCGAATCGTGATTTCAGGTAATGGCCAGCCGCCATTGACAACCCAGGTTGCAACCTTGCAATCAGATGTTAAGGCGTTTGAAAAAAATACAAAAGAAGAAATAGAAGGTGTTAAGGAGAGCATTAATACAATGAACAAGAATGTATCAGAAAAAAATTACAGTTCTTGGCAATTTAAAACTGCTATCCTTGTTGCACTTATTAGTAGTATAACCTCAATATATCTGGGCTGGAAACAAAATCAGTCCCTGAATCCAGCTGATACACAAGCTATATTGCAATTGAGCAATAAGATAGATAAGTTGCTAGAACAAAAGAAGTAGAAATTGAGGTAGATTTTTCGTTAGAATGCCCTATAATAAGAATATGAAAGGCATTCAATTTACTTCGGAAGAAAAGCAACTACTTATAGAGGCACTACTGTTCGCAGGTGTGACAGATATTTGTAGTGAGTGGACACAAAAGCATTCACAAATGTTAATAGAACTAGCTAAGAAAGTAAACGACCCGAACATTAAGCTTAGTAATATATACATTTTTGATGATTATGAACTTGATGATAAAGTTCTTGTAAAACAGATAACAAAAGATTTTCCAAATATATCACGTACTGGTATAGAGGGATAAAATGACTGATATACATCTTGGGTTTTGTACAACTAAGCTTGATGCTGTTGCTCTTGAAAATAGCGGGCAGTTTAATATTTTAAACAGTGCTGATCTAACACCTTTAACATTTGCGGTCTTTGGTAACAGGGAAAGTCTTCCGAAGAAATATAATTTGTTTATTAATAGTAGAGATGGCATACTAGTCTTAGTACATGATGATGTACTAATTACTGATAAAAACTGGCGCGAAAAGGTTAGAGCAGGATTAGAAACATATGATGTAGTAGGACTTGCAGGTGGAAGCGAACCAGTTATTAAAAATCCATGCTTATGGCATCTAATGTGTCCAAGGCAAACCTGGCGAGGAGAAGTAAGGCATTTAAGTCCAGAGGGTACAGTTTTTAATACTAAGTTTGGACCCCAAGGCCGAGTATTAATTTTAGATGGATTGTTCTTGGCATTTAGGCCTAAAGTATTAATTGATGCAGGAGTGCAATTTGATGAGTCTAATCCTTGTATTGCACATTTTTATGATATAGATTTTAGTCTTACTTGCAATAAAAAGAAGCTTAAGATTGGTACTGTTAATGTTGAAGTTGTCCATAGTTCACCAGGACTAAAAGAATTTACACCAGAATGGCTTGCAGGTGAAAAGTGGTTTCTTGATAAAGTTAAGCGTGGAGAATATTAAATTTCAAAATATAATAATAATATGATTATTACAGATCAAAAAATATATGATGGCAGTTTCATTCACAAGCGTTTTGCTTATAAGTATTTTCGTGACAAGGTGTTACCTATTGGTAATATTGTTTCTTTTGTGGCACCGGCCGAAGTAACTCTGAATCTTATTGACTTAGAAGATTCTCTAGAGAAAGATTACATCTATAGTGATAGTATGATCAATTTCTGTTGGGAGATTCCTAATTTAGATCCTTTTGGGGCTGTTTGCTTTCAGAGGTTATTCAACACACAGATTGCAGTTATACTTCATGATATTACAGGACTTAAGATTGAAATGAAGGGTGACGATTTGATTGTGCATGATCAATTTAAGAAAGGCGGTATTATTCAGAGCAAGGGTAAAGTGTCTGTAAGCATTACCTATTCAAAAGATAATGTCGCTATTGGACATACAGGTATTAATCTTATAGCGGGAGAAAGAGCTCCTGCTTTTGCGTATAGTTTTGATCGCATGTCTACAGAAGCTGTAGATCGGATTCAAAAGAAAGTAATTGATGTGTTTTACCAGATGGTAGATAATATTTGGATTGCAACTTCAAAGGTAGTAGTTTAATGTTTGATATTCTTAATACTATTCTTTATAAGAATAAGACTCTAGATACGGATAGTATTGAGGGTAACGAGGAATTCCAGCCATTTTTGATGCAGCGATGGTGTTCAATGTATTCACCAGAAATTGCAAATCTCTTAAATCAAACAAGTAATAGAGTCTGGCCAATTTTAGATAGTAAAGAGTTCTGGTATAAGTACTTAAATAGTGTGGTTCCGCCCTGTCGGTTTAAGAGAATAACCTATATTAAGAAAAAGAAAAAAGAGGCAAGTGCTGTAAAACAAAGAGAAACATTACAAAAGGTTGCGAGTACCCTTGAAATTTCATCACGTGAGGTAAGTGAATATATAGAACAATTTAACTTACAATTACCTGATGAAAAAAAGTCAAACGACATTTGAGCGGGCTACCAGTAAATTAGCCCCAGCTGATAGAGACCAAGCGCTTCAAGCAAATGAAGCGCTTCATACTGACCTTACTAAGGGAATGGTTAGGCTAGAAGAGCATTTAGGAACAGAACTTAATCTAACTGGCTGGAAATTAACACAAGTACTTGACGATATTCTCATGTGTCAATTTGTTGACGTTAACGAGGATGGTACTCAAGTTAAACGTGGAAGTATTTGGGTTCCAATTAATTCAGTCAATTTTGCATGGCGCGTTGCTAAAGTATTGTTAGCAGGCCCACGTGCAAATGTTAAGCCTGGCCAACATATTATATTTCCAAGTACGTTCGGTTTAAAGGCAAGCAATATTAACGGACTTAGACATATTGTTTTCTTAAATGAGGACCGCCTTTTTGGAATAGCTGAACCAGAAGAATGAGAGTTTCACAAGACGCGTTAACAGCTTTGCTGAATAAGAACGCCGTGGAACTCAGATTTCTGAGGCGGCGTCCTATCGCAGGGCACCCGCCAGCCCGTAGAATGCTAGCGACGAATGATACTGTGCTACTAAACAGCGCCGCAGGCAGAACGGCACTAAACTTTAGACCTGCATCAGGTAGACTAAAATATGATCCACACCAAAAAGGCCTGGTAATGACATGGGATATTTTTATGCAAGATTATAGGCAGGTGCCATCCGAATCTGTTGATGTCGTCAGTATTATACCAACTACGCCCCCCGAAGAATTTTGGAAATATTTTGCTGGAACCTTAAGTAAGATGTCGGCAACTGAAAAGAAGGGGTTTATGGATAAATAAAATGTTAACACTTTTAGACAATTGCATTAAGGAATTTTTTCAGAGGGATGTTCAGTTTACCTTAAAAAATAACCCGTACAAAAAAGGAAAACTGATAAATTTTAAGCAGTCTGGATGTTATTTGTCGTTTATATTACAAACTGAAAAGAAAAGGGAAACTTTTGAAATACCCTTTCCTTTCATGATTAAAAAAGAAGGAATGAAAGTAACATTCGATTATCAACTTGTAACCTTGTCGGAACAGAATTTTAATCTTTTAATTAATCTCAAAACAGTTACACAAATTAAAAATTGCAAATTTTATAACGCAATTCTTACTATTGCGTTATTGAGTTAATTGGAATATAGTATATCATTATTATATGTTGTTCGAAAAGCCGCTAATTGAGTATTTTCCTGAAGGATTCACTCCAAGAGACAAGCAAGCAAAAGGACTTCAGCAGATTGGAGAAGCTATTAACAGAGGGGCAAAGTATATTATTGTACAGGCTCCAACCGGCTCTGGTAAATCCTTCATTAGTAAGACATTATCTAATATTACAAACGAGTGTGAAGATGATTTTCGTAACTTAGTGTTCAATTATTATGCATATGATGAAGCATATGCAGGTGCAATGGAACAATTTGAGCCTCATGGCCTGTTTGCATTAACTACAACCAAAGCACTTCAGAATCAATATAAGACTTTATTTGATGAGGCTACAATATTTAAAGGCAAGACAAATTACCAGTGTGATGTGGATGATAGTGCTACTGTAGATCATGCTCCCTGTGTTATTGCTCCAAAGCAAAAGAGGGCATGCTGGGATGAACACAGATGTCCATATTATGAGTCTCGTAACAATGCTATAATGGAGAAATTTACTATTCTTAATTATGCATCATTCTTTAATCTTCCAGACCATCTTAAGTATAGGCAAATTATTGTTGCTGATGAATGTTCGGAATTAGAGGATGAAATTGTTAAAAACTTTTCAACTGTAATTGACTATAAGAAACTAGAACAAAGCGATATTAGTTACGGTTCAAAGCTTAATAGTGAAATACCTACTAAAGCTCTAGGTTGGTTAACGGATTTAATTGGTGCTGTAGATAAGGCGATTGAAGCTTATACGAGCCGCGGAAAATATGAGAATAACAAGATAGAATTTATTAGGCAGCAGTACAGGAGAGACTTATATGAATCTCTTATTCGTGTAGTAGACAATTGGGATAAAACTCAATATATCATTGAGAAAGATAGTGAAAAGGCAACTTTTACTCCTCTCAAAGTGGATCAATTAACTCATTGTTTATTTGACTTTGCAGATGTTGTTATCTTGATGAGTGCTACTATTGTAGACAAGGACAGTTTTGCAAAGACACTGGGCATTGAAAAGTATGAGTATGTAGAGATTGAGTCTACATTTGATCCAAAGAAGAGCCCAATTTATTGCCACTCAAAATATCCATTGAATTACAAAACACTTAATAAATTTTTGCCAAGTGTTGCTGAGATTGCTAAAACATTAGCTGATAGCCATAAAGATGAAAAAGGTATTATACATACTCATAGTTTTCAAATAACACAGGCACTTCAGAAGGTGTTAAAGGGTAAACGGTATTTGTTTCGAGAAGAGGGTGTAACAAACGAAGATATTATTATGGAGCATAGTGTAAGAACAGATGATACTGTATTAGTAAGTCCGTCTTTAACTATGGGACTTGATCTTAAGGGGGATTTAGGTAAATGGCAAATTATTATAAAGTTGCCTTACCCGTCCTTGGCAAGTAAGAGGGTTAAGAAGATGTTTGAAGATAATCCAGCTTGGTATAGAATGAGAATGCTTATGGCTCTTGTTCAAGCAAGCGGAAGATGTACACGGAGTACTGAAGATGAATCGGTCACTTATATTTTAGATGGGCTTTCCGCAAAAACCATTGTAGATAATAGAAAAATATTGCCTAAACATTTCTTCGATCGCATTGTGTAAGTATATGAGTGGAAAAGTATACCTATAATTGGGAGATCAAAGATCTTCTAACGCAATTCCTTCAGGCGTTTGATGGGGCAATAGTAAAGCGGTACAATAACGACCGCGTTGTAGAGAATACTATAGGAGCTCGGTATATTTATGCCCCTAAACAAAGGGTATTGCATGATCTTGTAAACAAAGCTCAGCATTTTACGTTGCCAGTTGTAGCCTTTTGGATTAAAGACATCAAAAGGGACGTTAGTAGGGTTTTCAATAAGCTTGAAGGGCAATATAATGTTGATAATACCTACAGCAGCGATTATAGCAATATAATGCAGCCTGTGCCTGTTGACATCGAAGTAGGTGTCAGCATGATAACGAGATTTCAGCTTGATATGGAACAACTTATTAGTAACTTTGTTCCT